GAGTTCAGACGTGTGCTCTTCCGATCTCACGCATCTGGCTTAAGGTTATGAATGTGAGGGTGGAGCGGTTGCAAGAGATCAGCGCAGAAAGTGCGTTGGCAGAAGGAGCAGATAAGTATATCCACACAAATGGAGGACTTGATGAAAACATGACAATTACATCGTTTATAGGGATTTGGAACAGCACCATCAAGAAATCCGACCTTGACCGCTACGGTTGGGATGCGAATCCTTACGTTTGGGTGATATCGTTTGAGCGGTGCGAGAAACCGACGGAAATGAGGTGAATATATGAAATACTTTATAATTAATAATCTTTGTACAATCATCACTGCGTTAGTTGTAAATAAAATTGTAGCTATCTACTATATGAAAATAATAGATAGCTATGTAAATGATATCTTTGCAATGTTTAAAGAGTTAATCAGGACAACATATGTCGAGAAATGAAACGCCTAAAGGAGTTGGTTTTACTAAACGTTTTTGTAATTGAAATGTATAATCTGGATATTGATTTTGAATTTGTAGCATTTCATCACATTGCTCATATTTAAAATAAGCAGCGTCATCATGTATGGAGAGCGATGAAGGAATTTCAACTAGCCCTTGTTTAGATAGAAAACTGATGGAAAGAGATTGGCGTTCATATATAGTACATTCTGAGTTTTCTAAAAATATGTTTTGCAACACCACGGCATACAAAGATGGGTTATCAGATGTTCTAACAATATTGCAAATTGGTAACTGATAATTATCAAATATTAGTTTTAAGTTTTGAGCATCTAGTGGTGTCATGGTTTTTAATATATCCGAAAAAGAAGGGTGAACAATATCCTGTTTTTCAATATCAAGCGATGATGAAATTAAATTTGCAAACATTTCACGTAGACTTGGTTCTTCAACACAGTATTTTGCATTTTCTAATGCAGGCATTACTATTTGGGTATTTGCTTCGACACGATTTTCTTTTGGAATAGAAGTGATTTTTGAACTTAAGGATTGCTTAAATTCTTCTAAGTCTTTGGCATATTTTAATTTACGTTTTTCGGCTAATTGTGAAATACCGCCAAAGACTAAAAACCAACAATCAGATAATGTTTGACCGACATTTTTGGAAGGCAAATCTGTAAGATTTTTTAATGCATTATCAACTGATTCTGGCAAATCAGCATTTAAAACGCTGAAGTTATTAGTTATATCCTTAGACATAAAAATTCCTCCTTATGTGTAAATTAAAATCATTATACATCAAAGAGGTAAAAACTACAATAATATGAAAGGAGCCGGGACCTATCCGGATAAAAGGCGCGCCGGGTTCCTTTTGAAGAAAATGATACATGGAGAATTGATAGTTGACAATTTTGCCGGTGGGGGCGGCGCTTCCACTGGTATAGAAATGGCAACCGGATACAGTGTTGATATAGCCATCAACCATGATCCAGAAGCTATCAAGATGCACAAGGCGAACCATCCGAACACGAAGCATTACTGTGAAAACGTGTGGGCGGTCGATCCGGTAAAGGCATGTAACGGACATCCTGTAGCACTGGCTTGGTTTTCGCCTGATTGCAAACATTTTTCAAAAGCAAAAGGCGGAAAACCAAAAGATAAGTTTATTAGAGGTTTGGCATGGGTTGCTTGTAGATGGGCGGGACTTGTTCGACCGAGGGTAATTATGCTTGAAAATGTGGAAGAATTTAAAACCTGGGGACCACTTGGACGGCGACACCATCCGATTAAGGCAAAGCAGGGCGAAACATTTCAGAAATTCGTTCAGCAGCTCACGGATTTAGGATACGAAGTGCAATTCCGGGAGCTGATTGCCGCTGACTACGGAGCACCTACCATGCGAAAGAGATTTTTCATGATCGCCCGGTGTGACGGCAAGCCGATCGTCTGGCCGGAGCCGACACACGCACCGGCAGACAGTGAAGAGGTAAAGGCAGGATTGAAAAAACCTTATGTTGGAGCATATACACAGATTGATTTCAGCCGACCATGTCCGAGCATCTTTGATACTTCGGAAGAAATCAAGGAGAAATACGGCATCCGGGCGGTAAGACCACTGGCACAAAAGACGATGGACAGGATAGCCAGAGGATTTATAAAATTCGTTTTGAATAATCCAAAGCCTTTTATCATTCAGTGTAATCATGGCGGTGAGCGTAGACCGAATGATATCAGAGAGCCGATGCCTACCATAACCGGAAAGCACGGGTACGGGATTGTGGAGCCGTATATGGTGCAGATCGGGCAGACTGGATTTACAAAAGACCGAAGCAAGGATGTTAGAGAGCCGCTTACAACGATTGTGAGCAAAAACGAGCATTGCCTTATCAGTCCTACATTGATTCAGTACCATTCTGAAACTTCAAAAGATGGAGTAAGAGGACAGACTATAGAAGATCCGATCATGACAGTTGACAGCTCAAATAGATATGGACTGGTCACATCATTCCTGCATAAGTACTATGACGGAGGATATAAGGGTGCTGGGGAAACAGTAGAAAATCCGCTTCCGACAGTGACCGCATGGGATCATAACAGCGTTGTTACAGCAAATCTGATTCAGATGAATAATCATTGCGACGGAAAAGATATCAGACAGCCATTACCAACGATCACAGCCGGTGATGGACACTTTGGAGAGGTCAGAGCATTTCTGATTAAATACTATGGACAGGGAACAGGGCAGGATATCAAAGATCCGCTTGATACAGTCACAGCACAGGATCGCTTTGGACTTGTGACCATCAACGGCACTGATTACCAGATCGTAGATATCGGACTGCGGATGCTAGAGCCAAGGGAGTTATATGGATGTCAAGGATTCCCGGATGATTACATAATCGATCATGACTATACCGGAAAGATCTACCCACGGAGCGAACAGGTGCGCCGCTGCGGCAATGCAGTATGCCCACCGATACCTGCGGCACTGGTCAGAGCAAATTTGCCAGAATTGTGTGTTGCAGAGCGGATGCCGAATATGCAGATAGAAGCAGAGCAGACCGGACAGCTCCGGTTTGCGTAAACCTTAAATTTTGTGGAGGTGCTGCCATGATACAGACAGCAGAAGATGAGGAAAAACAATGAATGAAATGAAAATCAGAATATCATTATACTTTGAAATTAAGGATTCAGAAATGTTTGGCGGAGAGGGTTCCGTTGGATATGCAGAACGGAACATGGATTTCACAGTCACAGAAAAAAAACCAAGGATTTTTAAAGAAAGTGCATACGACTATGTGAAAAGAGCCATTGCAAACATGGCGAAAAGTTTAGGCGTGAGTGAGGAATGCATCAGGACCATCAGCAAAGAGGAATATGAGGAAAATACGGAGTACTAATGCAGTGCGAAAGAAACTTATAACAGCCATCATAACAGCAACACTTCTGATTGCCGGATGCAGTGATACAGCAAATGTCAGTGCGGGACAGGAAAACACAATGGTACTGGTGGGAAGTGGACAAGAATATCTTATTTATGCAGATAGTGACACAGGAGTGATGTATTTATATATCACAATAAGCACGGGCGGCGGTCTTACCGTTATGCTCAATGCTGATGGTACACCGAAGATCTGGCAGGGAGAGGAATAAAGATAGATTTGTAGTACATTGATAATTGAATAGTGACAGTTGGAGTGGTATGATTACCAATATAAACAATAAAGAGAAAGGGGAAATTTGAATGGAAAAGCAGGTTGCAGTTTTGATAGATGGAGATAATATATCATCGAAGTATGCAGAGTATATCATACGAGAGGCTTCTCAATATGGAAATATAAAAATATGTAGATTATACGGTTCTATAAATTGCCCAAATGTAAGATCGTGGTATAAGAAGATGCCTGGGCAAGGAATAATGCCTATGTTGCAAATTAGCTATGCAGATGGAAAGAGCATTGCGGATCAAGCTTTAACCATAGATGCTATGGACATTGTTTATAGAGAACTAGTTGATGTATTTTGTATAGTATCTAGTGATAGTGATTTTACTAAACTTGTATACAGATTGAAAGAAACGGGTAATTCAGTAATAGGTATTGGTGAGCAAAAAACAAAAGAATCTCTGGCAAAAGCTTGCGACGAGTTTAAAATACTTGATTTGATATATAAAAAAGAAACTGAAGACGGTAATACGCCAGTAGAGATAGAGTGTATTGATGAATCTACAGAGGCTAATATAGCAGAAGAGGACATGTCTCCAGAAATAATAGCGGAATCAGAGATCAGTATTCCAACAGAGGAAGAGGTAATTAAGAAAATAGTACATTTGTTAGATGTAAACTTTGCAGATGAGTTAAAAACGCATTTATCTAAAATCGGTGTCCTTTTGTCTAAAGAATGGCCTGGTTTTGATGCGAGAAACTATGGATACAGGAATATGCGACAGTTATTAAATAACCATTCGGATATTGTAAAAATTGAAGATGAAAAAGCTCCAGATGGGATTCATAACATTACTTATATTATGAAAAAATAGTTTATATACTAATCGTCGATACTCGACGGTCAGAACTTTTTTTCTGTTCATTATTCAATAGTTATGTTATAATAAACACATGTGAAATAGTGCCTAAGAGCCAAATATTAATCATTAACTTGATTGGTATTTGGCTCTTTTGTTTTGCCTAAAGAGAGGAAGTGATCAGTTGGCAGCAAAGAAAAATCCATTAGCAGATAAAGCAAATGAACTGTATAAGAGTGGTATGAAGTTGGTAGATATTGCTGACCAACTGGGAAAGCCAGAGGGGACGATCCGCAGATGGAAAAGCACATATGGTTGGGATGGCGAACGTTCGGAAAAGAAAAGCGAACGTTCGGTTACGAAACGAACAGAGAAAAAGACGCAGATTAATGATGGTACGAAAGAGACTCTGCAGAACGATGACCTCACACCGGAACAGCAAATGTTTTGTATATATTATAGCCGGACATTTAATGCGGCGCAGAGTTATCAGAAAGCATATGGCTGTCAGTATAGCACAGCAGTAGCACACGGGTATGAAATGTTGCGAAATGTGGTTGTGCGAGCAGAAATCGAAAGACTAAAAGAAATTAAACGTCAACAGATCATAGCCGGTGCAGATGATATTGTAGAAATTCAGATGCGGATAGCATTTGCTGACATTGGAAATTATCTTTCATTTGGCAGAGAAAAAGTTGATGTTATGAGTGCGTTCGGACCGGTAAAAGATCCGGAGACTGGCGAAAATCTGAAAAAAGAGGTCAATTCTATAAAACTGAATGAGTCCTGTAATGTTGATACGCAGATCATCCAGGAAGTGAAGCAAGGAAAAGACGGGGTATCATTGAAACTTGCGGATAAGCAAAAGGCTTACGATTGGCTTTCAAAGTACTTTCTCATGCATCCAGATGATAAGTACAAGGCTGAATTTGATAAAAAACGCGCCGAGGTCAAAGATGATTCGGCAGCACAGATCCTTGCAAACATGCAGACCATAGCGGATATCCTGAAAAAGCCGGAGCAGAACCGGAACATAGCAGATTTCGAAAGGAATGGAGATCATGAACAAACCGGCACCGCTGAGTAAAAGACAATATGATTATTTTCTTCGGAGCTTCGATAGCTGGTTCAATGTGGCAGAGGGCGGCAAGCGAGGCGGAAAGAACGTTCTTGCAACGTTGATATTCTGCACAATGCTTGAGACACATAAGAATAAGATTCATTTGGTTGCAGGAGTATCAAGCGCCACGGCAAAGCTTAATATATTGGACTGCGACGGATATGGACTGCTCAATTATTTCGAGGGTAGATGCAGAGAGGGAAAATACAAGGATCGCGATTGTGTGTATGTACAGACCAAGACCGGCGAAAAGATTGTACTGGTGTCTGGCGGCGGTAAAGATGGAGACGAAAAGCTGATTAAAGGTAATACCTACGGCATGGCATATGTTACAGAGGCAAATGAATGCCACCCGAAGTTTTTAAAAGAGGTATTTGACCGTACATTGTCCAGCACGGACCGTAAGATCTTCCATGATCTGAACCCGAAAGAGGAAGAACACTGGTACTATACGGATATCCTTAAATTCCACGAGGAACAGCAGGAAAAGAACCCAAAGTATGGTTATAATTATGGACATTTTACTTTGGTCGATAATATGAGCCTGTCAGACGAGAAGATTCGGACAATCCTTAATACATACCAAAAAGACAGTGTGTGGTACAAACGAGATATCCGGGGGGATCGAGCAGTTGCAGAGGGAATCATATTTCGAAAGTTTGCAGAGAATAACGAACCGTATTTGTGTGATGATTCGGATGTTTTGAATTATGATGGCGGTCACAGGTTAAATCCGAGACCAAGTAAAGTTGTGATCGGCATGGATTTCGGTGGCAATGGATCCATGACAACAATGGTGTGTGCATTGTATTTTCGGAATTATCATCTGATCTTTGCAGTTGAGGAAGATTATCTGGAACTGTCGGCGGATATTGATGCGGATCAGATTTGTGAGAAGTTTATAGAATTTTACCGGATGTGTATTGAGAAATATGAGCGCGTGGATTGGGTGTTTCCTGATTCTGCCAGTACAACAATGATAAATTCTATTCGAAGTGCTGCAAGAAAAGCAAGACTTCCATACACGAACATAGCTGGATGCCGGAAGAATGAGATATCTGAGAGACCGCGGACCGTAGATCTGTTGCTTAATACAGGGCGATTAAAGATCCATAGGCGGTGCGTAAGGTTGAGAAAAGCTATCGGATCACTGAAATGGGATGAGAAGAAACCAAACATACCGGAAGATAAAAATATAGGTAACTGCAACGACTGGTGGGATGCATTTTGCTACACCATGTTAGATTTTATTGAATATATCGATTTAGACAGATGATGGAGGGATAGAATGGAGAGTTGCGTAGAAAGCAAGCTGCAAAATCTTGGATATTATGTAAATACCGTACCATATGGATATATTAATGCCTGCAATGCATGGTATAAAAATGAACTAATTGAGAAATTTCACAGACGGACATCCATTCAGGGCGAAGAGTATGTGATCGAGCGCATGAATTTTGCAAAGAGAGGATGCGCAGACGATGCGAACCTGTGCGAGATTATCCAGATTAATGTAGGGAATGCGAACCAGACGGATGAAATCAATAAGATTTTGAATAATAACAGATTTGATGTAATGTACAGAAAACAACTGGAACGAATGAGTGCGGCCGGAACAGTGGCAGCATATGTACGATTAAAAGATGCTACATATCTGGACAATGGATCAGTGACAGGCGGCACTATAAGAATCGCCTACTGTTATGCGGAGAATTACACGCCGCTTTTGGTCGAAAATGAAGAAGTGCTGGAAGCATGTTTCTATGGTGTGGATTACGTAAACGGAAAGAAGCGGACAACGATGGTTCTTTTTACAAGACCGGACGGGACGAATTATAAAGCTGAAACCTATACATTCGATGAAAACGGAGCAGAACTTGAGAATTACTGGATTAATCTTGGTGATGTGAAGCCTTTTGCAGTTATGAGGGTTGCAGAGGTGAACAATCTGGATAATATGCAGGGGTTTGGTTTGCCGAAGATTTGGGGAGCAATCCCAACACTTAAAAAGATTGATCTGTGCAACATGATCTTAAATGGGGATTTGGAAAAGGGCGAAAAGTTGATTCTCACAAATGAGGCATTGGTGGAGCTGGATGAAGAAACCGGGCAGCCGAAGCAGAAAACTCCACTTATGAAACGTTTATTTGTGTTCCTGGGGGATCATTTACCGGAACAGAAAAATGTGATTCAGGAATACAACCCGCAGATCAGAGTAGATGATATCACAAAAGCATTTGAGTTATGCTTGTCACTCTTTTCTATGACATTTGGATTTGGCAGCAAGAAGTATACATTTGAACAGGGGCAGATTCAGACAGCCACACAGTATATCGGAGAAAGACAGGATGCCATGCAGGAGTTAAATAAGCAGCGCAAAGAAGCAACCGACTATATTGCCGGTATTGTTAGAGCAATTATGTGGTTTTCTAACACCTTTAATGGTACGTCGTATGATTTAGATGCAGATATTTGCATTGACTTTGATGATTCATATATTGAGGACAAGGCTGCAAAATTAAACAATATGAGAGCGGATGCGCAGTCATTTTCTGATATTCCGGAATTTATGATCCGTTATATCATGATGAGTTTGAACCTTGACAGAAAAGAAGCTGAAAAACTTTTAACTGCAAAAGAACAGGAACCGGATCCAGAAGAGGAAGATTAGAGGGGGTGTGATAAATGCTGACAGAAAAGCAGTTAGAAATGTTTGGTGATCGTGGTGCTGCAGTTTTTCAGTCAGCAGAGCAGGACATCATTGCGGACATTGCGCGGAGAGTAAAAAAGACTGGGCGTTTTACTGAGACAGCAGAGCTACAGGCACAGGCATTGCACGCGGCGGGGGTAAGCACGCAGGAAATCCGCAAAGAGGTTATGAAAATCCTTAATGCGGATGACGAGTACAAAAAATATGTGGCGAGTAATACAAAACAGTACAAAAGAGATGTTGTTCATGCAATCAGGCAAATGGAAAAGGATGCTGCGGCAGAAGGAGATCGTATCATAGCAGATGCAGGAGATATGGCATTTAATAAAGATTTATCAGCGTGGCATCGGGCAGGGACCGAACTCACAAAAGATACTGGTATAGTAAAAATAATGGAAGAAATGAGTCGCACAACGGCTGGAACCTTTAAGAATCTGACCAAAACAATGGGATTTAAAGGGGCATACGATTTTACATCGGTTCAAAATGCATACATTAAATATCTGGATAAGGCTGTAATGAAGATGGCAACCGGAGCATACTCATTTGATGCCGCAGCGAATGACGCAATTCGAGAAATGGCGCGGAGTGGTCTTAGATCGGTGGATTATGCCAGTGGGAGAACCTATCAGCTAGATACTGCCGCAAGAATGTGCGTAAGAACATCATGCCATCAATTATCTGCCAAAATTACAGAAAGAAACTGTGATGTTACCGGTACAGACTTGGTAGAAGTTTCTGCTCACTGGGGAGCACGACCGGAGCATGCGGAATGGCAAGGAAAAATTTATTCGAGAAGTGGGCGCAATAAAAATTACCCGCCATTTTCTGAAACACAGTATGGAGCAGTAAACGGACTGTGTGGCGTGAACTGCCGGCATACTTTTTATCCTTTTTTCGAGGGAATCAGTGAACCGACAAAATGGGATAAAGAACCGGATCCAAAGGAATACAACGGCAGGACATATAAATATTATGACATGACGCAGAAACAGCGGCAGATGGAGCGGGGAATCCGGGCAACCAAGCGGGAGATCGAAGCACAAAAGGCTATCAGCGGAAATGTGAATGCACTGGAAACACAGAAAAGAAAGCAGATAGCGGAATATCATAGATTTTCAAAAGAGATGGGGATCAGCGCCAAAGATAATCGCCTAAGAGTAGCAAATGGCAGCAGTGATTTGAATAGAACACAGACTATCAAAATTTTGCCAAAAAGAAACGAGTCAAGAGCAATGGAAGATAAAGCCAAATCATTATTTGATGTGCAGCCATTGGAAAAAGGCGATACCGTAAAGCCGGTATCAATATACAAAGATCTAAAGACCTCTGAAACAGGAAAGAGAGTGTTAGAGTATATAGAAAAGAACGATATATCTGTTGATGTAATATATAATAGAGATACCATAACGGAAAATCATCTGGATGATGTATATGGATTAAATATTGGAAACAGTATTTACATAAATGCGCGAACATGTAACACCAAAAAGAAAATTGTCGAAACAATCATTCATGAGGAAACCCATATAGAGTATGATATCGGCGAAGATGCACATGCAGAGTGCGTATGTGATTATAACGCATTGAAACATAGAAAAGGAGAATTGACGGGCGAAGATATAAGGAATATAATTAAATCTGTAAAAGAGAGGAGATCGGAAGAGCACACGTCTGAACTCCAGTCACCTGAAGCTATCTCGT